GGTAGGGGGGTATATTTTTGAGAACGATTGAAGAAGTTGAGAAGGAGATGAATATGGTCATGGATACCCTAGAGAAGCTTCAGGAGGCTATGACGATACTCATATACGAGAGAACGAACCTAGTAGCTATACAGAAGGGTTTAGAGGTTAGTTCAGAGATAGAGGCTGAGAAGTTGATTGAGAGGATTAAACAATGAATATGTTATGTAAGACTATAGAAGATCTTAAGATAATGCAGCAAAGCTATCCCAATAATAGTAGAGGGTACGAGGCTCTCCGTTTTGCAATCATTATTCTTGAGCGGGCGATTGAAATTAAAGAAGAAGTAAATCCGCATTGGGTGGTTGGTGAGCCAGCAGGAAGCATTCAAAACCACGGCGCATTTTCTGGCACGATTAGTGGTGAAGGAGCTACCTTTACTATTGGAGGTAGCGATGCCAGATAAAGATGAGATCTTGAATCAAATTTCAATTATGGACTCTGAGTCTATCCGTCTGTTAGTGACTGATATCTGGAAGTTATACGATGATGCCATTCTCCGTGAGACGGGCCATCTCTACAATCTAGGATCTGGAGACCCCCATTGGGAAGGACATCTGTGACGGAAAAACAACAGTATATTTATGAAGTAATTGACTCGTGGTGGAGGAGGTTTGGCTTTGCCCCATCCATTCAAAATATCATGGATATTACTGGGGATAAGTCCAAAGGTAATATTCATCGGATTATTCAGAAATTAGTAGACTTAGGTCACTGTAAGAAGTTGCCGAATAGCGCCCGTTCTGTTAGGCCGTCTTATATAAGAGTTAGAAGTACTAAATGAATTTAGCAGAGATAATTTCCAAAATGCCGGTAACTGAACAAGAAGCCTTTTACGAGGCGGCGGAGATTTATTTAAACTCTGTGAAGCGGGAAAAGGCTCATGTAGATTTTATGAGCTTTGTATATGCAATGTGGCCCGGATTTATTAATGGCGCTCATCATAAGGTAATGGCTAAAAAGTTTGAAGACATCGCCAATGGTAAGTTAAAGCGACTTATCATCAATATGCCTCCCCGCCACACCAAGAGCGAGTTTGGTTCTTATATGCTACCGGCTTGGTTCTTAGGTAGAGACCCAACCAAGAAGATTATTCAATGTTCTAACACGGCTGAATTGGCTGTGGGCTTTGGACGAAAAGTTCGTAACCTTGTAGGATCGGAGCAATATGCAAAAATATTCCCAAATGTTAATCTCCGCAGTGACTCAAAGGCCGCTGGTCGGTGGAGCACCAACGCTAATGGCGAGTATTTTGCTATTGGCGTGGGCGGTACTGTTACTGGTAAAGGAGCGGATTTGCTCATTATTGACGATCCTCACTCGGAGCAAGAGGCAGCCATAGCATCTACTAACCCAGAGGTATACGACAAAGTATACGAATGGTATAGCTCAGGTCCACGTCAGCGTCTACAGCCGGGTGGGGCAATTATTGTTATTATGACCCGCTGGAGTAAGAAAGATTTAACGGGTAGGATCCTAAAGTCGGCAATTGAAAAAGACGGCGATGAATGGGAAACAATTGATTTCCCTGCAATCCTGCCAAGCGGAAAAGCCCTATGGCCTCAATTCTGGGATATTAAAGAATTGGAAGTGTTGCGGGAAGAGTTGCCCGTTGCCAAGTGGAATGCACAGTATCAGCAACAACCCACAAGTGAAGAGGGCGCTCTTGTTAAAAGGGAATGGTGGAAGTTATGGGATGCGGATAATCCTCCACAATGCCAATTTGTCATCCAATCATGGGATACAGCATTTACTAAGAATGAACGGTCAGACTACTCCGCCTGCACAACATGGGGTGTTTTCTATTTAAATGAAGATGAAATGCAGCCCAACGTCATTCTTTTGGATGCCTATAAAGCCCGTCTTGAGTTTCCAGAACTAAAAGAAAAAGCTTTTAATATGTATAAAGAATGGGCGCCAGATGCGTTCATTGTTGAAGCAAAAGCATCCGGATTGCCACTAATTGGAGAGTTGCGCAGAATGGGAATTCCAGTATCGGAGTTCACACCAACCCGTGGAAATGATAAGATTGCAAGATTGAACTCAATAACAGATTTGTTTGCGTCCGGCAAGGTATGGGCGCCACCAAGAAGATGGGCGGATGAAGTTATAGAAGAAATGGCATCTTTCCCTAATTCGGATCACGATGACTTAGTGGATAGTTCCACTCAAGCATTAATTCGCTTTAGAAAAGGTGGGTTTTTACGTTTACCAAGTGACGAGCCGGACGAGCAGAAGTATTTTAAATCCAAGCGTAACGCTGGATACTATTAATTAGGAAAAAATTATGGCAATTGATAAAGGTCTATACCAAGCCCCAATGGGAATTGATGAGTTGGCTGAACAAGAGGAGCCTTTAGAGATAGAAATTGAAAATCCAGACAGCGTAACTATTGGAATGGATGGCTTAGAAGTTATTATAGAGCCAGAAAATGAAAAGTCTGATGACTTTTACACCAATCTAGCGGAAGAAATTGACGAACAAACTCTGCAATCGTTAGCATCTAACTTGGTTGAAGACTTTGACGGCGACATTGGTGCCCGTAAAGACTGGATTCAAACCTATGTTGATGGTTTAGAGCTGTTAGGTTTGAAGATTGAAGAAAGAAGTGAGCCATGGGAAGGCGCTTGCGGTGTTTATCACCCACTTTTGTCAGAAGCATTGGTTAAATTCCAAGCTGAAACGATGATGTCCATTTTTCCAGCAGCGGGTCCGGTAAAGACTCACGTCATTGGCAAAGAAAACCCAGAGAAAAAGGCTGCTGCAGAGCGTGTTCAAGAAGATATGAACTACCAACTGACAGAAGTTATGCAAGAATACCGTCCTGAGACAGAGCGTTTGCTTTGGGGCTTGGGATTAGCAGGAAATGCGTTCAAAAAAGTATACGAAGATGAGCAACTTGGTCGCCAAGTAGCTATGTATGTCCCTGCAGAAGATATGGTTGTGCCTTATGGCGCATCTAGTCTGGAGTCTGCAGAGCGTGTAACCCATGTAATGCGCAAAACTGAGAATGAAATGCGTTCATTACAAGTATCCGGCTTTTACCGTGATATAGACTTAGGAGATCCAGTCAATGTGCTGGATGAAGTAGAGAAAAAGATTGCAGAGAAGTTGGGCTTTAGGGCTACAACGGACGACCGATACAAGATTCTTGAGATGCACGTTAATCTTGACTTGGAAGGATACGAACATACAGACGATAACGGGAAACCTACAGGAGTAGCAATGCCGTACATCGTTGCGATTGAAAAGGGCAGCAATAGTGTCCTATCTATTCGTAGAAACTGGGAGCAAGATGATGAATTACATCAAAAACGACAGAGTTTTGTCCATTATGGCTACATTCCGGGCTTTGGCTTTTATTGCTTTGGCCTTATTCACCTCATTGGCGCATACGCAAAGAGCGGAACCTCAATCATTAGGCAATTGGTGGACGCAGGTTCCCTTGCAAACTTACCCGGCGGTTTCAAAACCAGAGGGCTTCGGGTTAAAGGTGACGATACCCCAATATCCCCCGGTGAGTTTAGGGACGTTGACGTTCCCTCCGGAACAATGCGTGACAATATCATGCCTTTGCCTTATAAGGAGCCAAGCCAAGTATTAATGTCATTGTTAAACCAGATTGTAGAGGAAGGCCGCCGGTTTGCTAACACAGCAGACCTTAATCTTTCTGATATGTCTGCAAATGCCCCAGTCGGCACAACATTGGCTATCTTGGAAAGAACATTAAAGGTAATGTCTGCAGTTCAGGCTCGTGTTCATTACAGTTTGAAACAAGAATTAAGATTACTCAAGCGGATTATTGCTGATAATGCACCAGAAGAGTATAACTACCAGCCAGATACAGGCAGCCGTAAAGCCAAAAAGTCTGATTATCAAAGCACAGACGTTATTCCTGTAAGCGATCCTAATGCCTCTACAATGGCCCAAAAGATTGTTCAATATCAGGCAGCAATGCAGTTGGCACAGCAGCAGCCAACTCTGTTTAATATGCCATTGATGTATCGTCAGATGCTAGATATCTTGGGTATTAAAAATGCCCAAAAACTGGTTCCTTTGCCAGAAGATATGAAGCCAAAAGATCCTGTAACAGAAAACCAAAACCTGTTAATGATGAAACCGGTAAAAGCTTTCCAGTACCAAGATCATCAAGCCCACATTACAGTCCATATGTCAGCTATGCAAGATCCTAAGATTGCACAATTACTGCAAAACAATCCAATGGCTCAACAATTGCAAGCCGCAATGATGGCTCACATTAACGAGCACTTAGGGTTCCAATATCGTGTAGAGATTGAGAAGCACCTTGGCATAGAGTTGCCGCCAACCCAAGACTTGGATGGCGAAGATATCAATATGGATCCAGAAGTAGAAGCAAAACTTGCCCCATTATTGGCTCAAGCTTCTGAGCGTCTATTGCAGATGAACAAAGCTCAAGTTGCACAGCAACAAGCACAGCAACAGGCTCAAGATCCATTGATCCAGATGCAACAGCAAGAACTGCAGATCAAGCAGGCAGAGCAGCAACGCAAAGCCCAGAAAGATCAGGCAGACGTTCAATTAAGACAACAGCAGTTGCAAATTGAGGAACAGCGTATGTCTACTCAAGCACAAACAGAGGCAGACATAACTCATGCAAATATCG